AAGTAAAGGAAGTACCTAACATTAAAGAAGGTATTATGACTGCACTTAAAAGTGACGATAACTTATCTAAGTATAAACTGGCTAAGGATCTTAATCTTTCAACTGCTACTCATATAAACAACTTTATTACGGGTAAAACTATAAAGACAAGGCCTGAAGTAATGAAATTACTTTACAAGAATTATGGTATTCTAGTAGAAGACTACAAGAATAGTAACGAGTATAAAAGAACAGTAAAAAACATAGGAGAAAAAATAAATGTATAATATAGAAGAACTAGAAGAACTAACAAGACAATGGTCAGAAGATAGAGGTATATTAAAAAACGGTAAAGCTACAACTCAATGCTTAAAACTAATTAGTGAAGCAGGTGAACTATCTCTTAATATTTCAAAAGGTTTAGATATTAAAGACGATATAGGTGATTGTTTAGTAGTATTAACTAATTTAAGTTACTTAACTAATATGGAAAATAAGATAACTGACTTTAAATTTAACTCAACTAATGCAGAATTTAAGCCTTTATTAGCATTATTAGGTGATCTTTCAGATAGTATAGCTAAAGATAATGTATCGGATATACACTTAAATATAAGAAATGTGCTAATATACTTAATTAAAACATCAGCTAGTTACGGATTGACTTTAGAAGAGTGTTGGAATGTTGCATACGAAGATATTAAAGATAGACAAGGTTTTCTAAATGCTAATGGTAATTTTATAAAATCAACAGATGATAACTATGAGATGTTATTAGCTGAGTTTAAAGGTAGTAACTAATGAGAACTCTTTATGTAGATGTGGAAACATCAGGTCTTAATGAAAAGATACACGGTATAATTGAATTAGGTTATATAATAGAAGATTATAATGGAGAAGTACTAGACAAAGGTTCTATAACTATGAATCCTTTATATATGAGTTCAAAGGTAAGCCCAAAGGCTTTAGAAATAAATGGTTTTAGTGCAGAAGATTTGCCTAATTTACCTAATGCAAAAGAAGCTTGTGTTAGTTTCATAGCTATACTAAATAAACATTTAGATGATAAATATAAATTAGTTGCTTATAATGCAGACTTTGATACTAAGTTTATACAAGCTTGGATGGGTAAATTAGTTCCTAATACTTACTGGAAGATGATTGATTATAAACACTTAGATCCTTTTGCTATGGTTAAATACTTACAACACTTAGGTAAAATAGATACGGGTAAATCTCAATCTTTAGAATCAGTTGCTAAGTACTTTAATCTTGAACATAAAGCCCATAATGCTTTAAGTGATATAGAAGTAACTAGAGATATACACCATATACTTATCAATAAGATGAATTGCATTGATAAACACCCTGTTGAAGATGAAAGACAAACTAAGATAGATTTTGGGGATAAAGTATAATGCTAAGTTTTATCAAACAATATAAAGGTAAGGATATTGATAAAGTACCATATAAATATTTAGAAGATAGATACTATGCAGGTATTAAATATGATGGTAATTATGTACAAATAGTAAAAGAAGGTAATGCCGTTACTTTCTATACATCAAGTGGTAAGCCTTTTAAATTAGATGATATTGAAGCTGAGCTAGTTGAACTAAATCCTAATATTGATTTTATCTTAGAATCAGAATATATTGCTGACACTAGAGGAGTACTAGGGGATAGAGGTCAATGTACAACTACAAGATATAGAACTAATACTTCTAAAGGTATTACCAATGTTGCTGGGGCTAATAAGTTTAAAGTATTTGATATTTTATACATATCGATAGGTGATACTAACTTCTATAATTGTGAATTAGATGAAGATAACTTTGAGGAAAGGTATACACACTTCACTGAACATAATATTGAGTTAGGTAGTAACTTAGAGTTAGTAGAATTTAGGTCTATTACATTAGAAGAAGCTAAGAAAGAAGCTGAATTTTATTGTGCATTAGGTGGAGAAGGTTATTTCTTATTTCATTCAACTCATACTTGGAAGGATAAAGGAAGAAGTAACTTAGCTATTAAACTAAAGATGAAACCTAAGGTTCAATTAGAATGTATAGGTACAGTTGAGGGTGAAGGTAAATATGTAGGTATGGTAGGTTCACTTACATTGAAAGATTATGAAGGTAGAATAGTTAATGTTGGTAGTGGCTTATCTGATATTGA